ATGGGAAAGTACAGCGTTACAATTTCCGCGGATCTATGGAAAGAACGCGACGTGGTTAGACTACTAGACATGGTGGATCTACGCGAGTACTACATTGGAAGAGAAATTGGAAAAGGGGGCTATCACCATTATCAATGCGCTATAGACTGCGGAGGGGATTTGGAACGGTTCAACGGTCAGCATCAGTTGGGCTGGCACATAGAGGATTGTGCATCATGGGACAAGCTAGTACGGTACTGTCGGAAAGGAGGAGATTACAGATACATTGGAGATTCAATTGAGGAACAATCTTACAGGTCCAGAGGGACAACCGCAGTGGGGCATACTATCGACACCCATCTTAAAAAACAGAACGATCGCCAAATCTCTATCTGCGTTGATACCAAGGGTGGAAGCGGTAAGACCACGCATGGTTATGATCGCAGCCGCACAGGAGAATACTTCGTTGTTCCTAGAAATGCCGAGACCCCAACACGGATTATGGACTATGTGGCAATGAACTACGATAACGAACCCGTGATTTGGATAGATCTGCCGCGCACACGGAAGATAGACAAAGGGCTTGCTACCATCCTAGAGGACATGAAAGACGGCCTGATCTATTCGGCCAAATACGAAGGCCAAGTGCGGCACATCAAAGGAGTAAAGGTACTCGTGACCACGAATCACTACATCGAGAAACCCGCTTACAAACTCCTGTCGGCGGATAGATGGGACGTATTCACACCACCGACAAAGGCGGGGGATAGTCGTGACGGTAATACAGGACTATCCCCCTTAGGGGGATAGGACTAATCGAGTTACTGACCAGAACTAGGGATAGGGCCTCACAGGGGGGGGGCCGGCCCCCCCTGTGGGCCTGACTGTCAATACCAACGGACATAACGAGGTTTATTCTCGCGCGACTTCTTGAAATCCTTATACTCATTGCGATAAAGATTCATGACCGAGGTAGTCGTATTAGCGGCCGCCTGTCCGAGGGTGCGACCGAAGGGAGCACCGTTGTAACGAATATCCTCGTAGGAGAGACCGCGATTCTTGAGATAATCATCCGTACGGCGCTGGGTATCGTCAGCATCGAGAGCACCACCAATAAAAGGAATGTTTTTCGCAAACTGATGTAAGAAATAATCATTCCCATTATGAGAAGGAGAACGATACCAATCCACAAAGGAAGGTACCATATCCTTCAAAGGACCTGCTAGATCCAAAATTGATCTCATGTCACTACTCCATGATTTTCTTTAGATCCGCGCCTTCCGAGAGTGAGACGGTATCCTCATCGACGGTCAGTTTGGTGTCCTTGTTCTCGGATCTGTAATCGTTCCAATACACAGGGAACCTAGTCCTGTTGTTCATGTTGAAAAACGAAGTAATCTCATCCATGGTCTGAACCCCCCAGAACGAGACAACAGTCTCCACAACCATGCGGTAGTAAAGAGTGGTGTTCCTGCTCGGAGGCACGAGGATAAGACCCGTGTAGATCGTCGGAAGGATGGGCATGCTAACTTGGGCATTTCCAGGGAGACCATCACCCATACCGTTCTGCTGGAATTTACCAACACCAGCGCCAGAACCATCCTGGACACCTGTAAGGTACTTGGTGTTGAACGCGGGCATGGCATGAGGACGGCCGCGCATGGCCTCATCGGGCATCTGGCCGATGTAGTTGACAGGTGTTTCACCTTCAAGATGGGAAGAATCTACGGGAATGGTGAAATCATTGACACCGTTGACACCTTCGGAGAACCACTTCTCGAAGACCAGGGGCCTAAGTTTGCGCATAGAAAGACCAGCCTGGGGATGAGCGACCTTCCAACCGCGGGTATTCGAAAGAATCGAGTAATAGACGTTGAACTCGTCATCGAGGAAAGTAACGTTCTCATTGGAAGCCGTAGCGGATTCACCATCAACGGAAAGCTCTTGATCGCGAAGACCGCGGATCCTGTACTCCAGATTCGATAGAGACTGGTTAGAGACCGCCTTATACAGAATCGGATTGAAGACATCCTCTGGAGATACAAGTCCTTCCTCATTGACTCCGACACCGGCAGGATCTAATGGGAGACGGGATGCACTCTCGATCCTGACGTTCTGATAATTGATCCGGCACATTTTATACTGCTCGCAGAAGCCCGGATATAGCCTCTGGATGATGTTCGAAGTCGGAATATGGATTCCAATGAGCGTCATCTTGCCTTGTTTGGTGGACAAGTCGTACGTTTCGCGAAGGGTTACACTAACCATTCGAAAAGCCTCCATAGTGATTCATCGATAGCGGCGCCTGCTGTAATAATAGCGAGGACCTCTGCGTTTGTAAGACGATGCACGTTTCTTCTTGTAACCATAGCGAGACCTACCATACATGATTATCGAAAATAACATTACAACCATTATATTTAAAATTAAAATAGAACACGGCGATTATGTCAAAGACGGTTAGCCGTCAGGAGACAAGAAATGACTAGATTTTTCTGCCCGATATGCAGCAGCCTGGAAACCGAGACCACATATGAACAGAACAAAGGCGCGATCTAGATCTGCAAAGACTGCAAAACCAGATTTACCGTAAACTGGAAACAAACCATAGTTCAATACCGCGACCTAGGAGGGGGCGAATGAA